GGGTGCCTCCCGGTGAGCATGCCCCAGTCGGCATGGCCCGCGCTGCATTTACAGATTTCTGTAACTGACTGGTCGCCCCTCCGCATAGGGGGATTCACCACATCAATAATGTATTATGGGAACATTCAAAACATCAATACCTGCAGTATAGCGATTTCACAACTCGCAATAGGCTAGATTAAAGATGAATGTTTTTATTAGTTTTTAACCTTCAATGCGACTATCATCAACAGTTATAACTTTCGACAAAAAGGAAGAGATATGGAGCTAGGTTTCGATATTTCAAAATTAGTGCCATTTGTTATTTTTTTCTTGGTGTTGCATGTTCACCCATAATTGAGTGGTTAAAAGAAAAATCAAAGGCAAAGCGACTCAGAGATTTAGTAATCTCATCATTATCTGATGAACATGAAAGAATGGAAGACTCTATAAATTATACAATACATACCATTAAGATCATCGAAGAATCAGAAAGGAACATTTTAAGGCTACATACTCCAATAAACATAAGAGTTTTAGAACGATACTATCTTGATATCTATCCAGTGATCACAAAAGAACAGAGGAGAGGGTTTAACTGTTTGATGTTGCAAGTAGACTCCATAGAAGAGAAATACAATTACATTAAAAACAACTGGAAAGAAGAAGAGCCGGATAAACTCATTGTTAAAATGCAAAGCATGTTGCATTCAATTGTCCTTACAGACTTTTTCCTTTACGAAATGTCAACTCAGAAATGCCATTTTAAATTCCCAACGCAGAGTGATAGTGAAATTATTAACTTAGTGATTTCAAGGTATGGCATTACAGATAAGGATTATATGACCTAATTAAAAACCCGCACTGGTGGCGGGTTTATGTTGTGTTCTGCTGCTCAGTTCGCTTTAAAGTCCCGAGCCTATCACAATTCAAACAGTTTCTGGCTCATTTTGCAAGTAAAACTTGTCGCCATTTGTGCCGAATGCATCACACATTGGTGCGTACAGCATCGATTCTGCCAAACTTATCCATGCATCAACTCTTCGCCTGCAGGTCATAAAGCACCAGTCTGGATGCTTTTCATAGAGCTCTTCCGCTATGCGGCGTTTGCTCTTCCGTAACCGATAATGATCCACCAGCAGGTGGTAAAGCTCTTTGTGACCCCCTGTAATGAGGACTGCCCCCAGTACCTTATCAATCAGCAGTCCCTCATCGTCTGTGCAGAAAGCCAGGCCGCTTTTGTTTTTCCCCGCGAGTATTTCACGAAAGAACGCCTCAAGCTCTGGCTTCGAGATGCCAGACTTCTTCATACGGCGTAATGCCTCATTGATGGCTGTTTTGGTAACTTTCCCGGAGGCCAGTAACTGGTTAAACATATTGCCACCACTACCGCCGCCTATGTAGGACCAGCGGCCCCACATGCGCAGCTTCCCTTGAATCCAGATGGCCTCCAGCGTTTTCAGCCTGACCATTTCACCAGCTTTTCCAACCTCGGACGGGTTAATCATTATGCGTTCTCCACTATGCCAGCACGCCAATTGCCAGCGAACGATCCAGAAATCGAAACAGCAGCTCCATCTGTGAGCCGTGCTTCTCCTCAAATGCCACGGTGTCAGCGTGCAACTCGTCGTGATGCGCTCTGCAAAGCGGCAACACAAACAGGTCATGCGCTTTTGTTCCCATTCCACCTTGTCCGTGGCCTATCAGGTGATGGGGATCATCTGCTGGTTTGTTACAGCAGACACACTGCTGGGACTTAACCCAGCGCGTCCAGCTCTCGTTTACCCAGCGGCGGCGTTTTGGTCGCAGCATGAATGATTCCGGCGTTTCAGGATCTACGCGAAGACCGAGAATCTTTTTCTGCACCACTTCGCTCGCCGCTGGCTCCGGCACAATATCGCTCTCCTTCATCACCGGTTGATGCTTTATTTGCGGCAATCTCAAGGCTTTCCGGGCCAGCGATTCAGGGATGACGTGCGCCAGATTGTTTATAACCAGCCACCAGCACAACTCTGGGATCGTCAGTTGATGGTCTTCGTTGAACCCCAGCTGTGAGCGAATAACCGTTATCAGCCAGGATACCAGGTTCTGACGAGCAATGCCTGCCAGCGTCTCTGTGTACTGGTCACGCACCAGGTTATCGCAGGCCCAGCAAAGCCGGATGCTGCCAGGCTCATGACGGAACAATGTAAAATTTTCGCTGTGCCACGAACCGTGCGGGTACTGGCATTCAAATCGACGCTCCAGCTCAGCCTCCAGTGCGCTGATACCACCAGCGCGCAGAATGACGTCTTTGTTTTCGAAGACTGGTTTCAAAACCGGGTCTTCTGCCAGTGGCTGCTTGGCCGGAGGGATAGCGCCGGTTGCATAGTCACTGTATTTTTCCGGTGCCGGCTCAATCAGAACCCGCCCCCTCCTGAACAGCGGCATTAGCTCGGCGCCAGGGCGAAGCAGAACAATGCCCATGCGTGGGGCAATTTCAGGAGTCAGTAATGCTCTCATGTCATTTTCTCCACGGCAGGTAACTCACAGGAAAGCCACGACATCTGTAGCGCATCAGGCCATTGAAGCAATGCCGGTTGAGATACAGGAATGCAGCTGCGCGTTCAGTAGCATCCAGCGTCTGAGCGTTGAACTCGGAACGGATCAGTTCATAGCCATCTGGTGACCGCATGTGCTCAAACATCCAACGGGCCTTTAATTCCACTTCATCCGGCACCACCGCTAACATCTGATACAGATTAATCAGGTCCGGGTTAACGTCCGCCAGCAGGTAATCTGCGTGCTTATCGCTGTTCAGGAATACCGCCCCACCACCAACGAATGGCTCTATCAGGCGTTTCCCTGCCGGGATATGCACGAACAGGTCAGCCAGCTGGGTATACTTTCCACCAGCCCATTTCAGAAATGGCTTGCTCATGAACGGAACCCCGCTGGCACTGAATAATCCACGTCGGAATAACTGGACTTGAACGCCGTGTCTTGTTTAACCCACTTTCCGCCAGTCCAGGCTGGGCGCCCGGCTGCTTCCCATTTTTTGGCCTTGTCGAAATACTCGACGCAGTTCTCGGGAGCAAACAGCGTTTTGGGCCGCAGGTAGTCGCTCATCTTCGGATCCTGAGCCCATTTCTCGTTCAGGTAGTCAACCACCAGCATCAGGTCTTCAGGGCTGTAATCTTCGGCCAGCCGTCCCCGGATATAACCCAGCGTCGTTTTGGTTCGTCCCCCCTTGCCATAGGTCGAATTAGTTACTCGATTAAAATGATCCAGAACGAGTGCAGCCGGATCGGTCTGGTCTGGTTGCAGCGCAACCGGACAAGAGTCTTTACCTGTAATCTCTGTAGTACTCTCTGTTGTATTCTCTGTAAGATCATCGTGCCAATTTGACCTGATGACAGCGGTTCGTTTTGACCTAGTGGAGCGTTTCACATTGACCTCTTCCATCGTGTCATTTTGAACTGATGGAACGGCGCATTTTGACTTCTTCGATTTGGTCACTTTGACCTCATCTAAAAGCTCGCTCTCGTAGTTGATCGTGTAGTAGTTCGTCATGTCACGCTGCGACTTGTTAAGCTGCTCAACTTTAAGCACGCCCAGGCTCTTCAGCCGGGTGAAGGTGCGCTTCAGAGTGGACTCAGACCAGAACGGGAATTGTTCCAGCCATTGCTCTGTTGTGTTGTAGATCCAGCGTACGCCGTCACGCTCCAGCCCTGAGTTAGTTTCCTGCAGCCAGTAGTTAACCTGCTGCAGCGCAATGGCTTCATTCAGGCCAATGCTGTACGCAAGGTCGGGATTAATGACTATCGGCCTTGATGGCATTAACAGGCTCATAAGACCCCTCTATTTCCCTGAATTTTCGTTTGAACTGTTCAAGTGGGCTGAAACACTCGTGCTGATACCCTTCGCGCAGGTATATAACGCGCTGTGTTTGAGCCTCCCAGCGAATAACCCTGACCGGGACGCCGTAGTGATCTCTGAACCATCGGTTAAGTTCTCGCATACGCTTTCCGCCTGACTTCTAAAGTCATCTACCGCCCATTGAGCAAACTGGTAGCAGACAGGTTCTATCCCACCGGGTACTCTTACCCCATACACGAACTGCACCGGCCCTGCTCCACCAGGAACCGGCCGCGCCACAAGTTGCGACCTGCGGTACTGTGTTGGTAAACTGTTCATGCGTTAGTAATCTCCACTGATAACGACACGCCACGACGCCAGGAGCTGCAACTCGCTGGCGTCACTTCTTTTTGCGTGAAAATAACGTGATAATTGCGGCAATCTCTTCTTCCCGAGCTGCCAGATGGCGGCGGTGATGCACCATGATTTCTTCTGCCTCATGCCTTTCGATTACCCCATCTTCAAGTGCCTGTTCGATAATCTGGTCAACCTGACCTCTGGCTGCCGAGGTACGCATTGCACGACTAAACAGGTCCACGCGATCGAGTTCTTCCAGGTGCGGCACATCCACCAGCAGAGCACCACGACGGCGGGCGAAGTAGTCTGCCAGTAGCGACGTGTTGGAAATGTCTTCCATCGCTTCCAGCTCCGATACTTCAAAAAATCGACAGCCGTTTTTCTCGTAGAGGTTGTTGTTGAACTGCGTCACGGTCATACCCAAGGCGCCAGCCATTGCTTCGCGGCCGCCCGGATATGCTTTGCACATACCTTTCACGACTTCTTTGAGGTTTGGCTCTACCATATTAATTTTCCTTTTGTAGTTACTTTCAAGCAGTTGAATCTGTAGCCTTTTGGTAAAGGCTGGCATCGTACTTAAGCTTGCCTTTCGTAATTCGCTCTATGACGAAAGCTTGTTTTTGAGGGATGACTTCACCCCATCGGCAAACTGCCGGGTGGGAAATCCCAAGAACACTTGCGGTTTTTGATACTCCTCCGAAGTGTTCAATGACTTCTGATTTACGCATGGTTCCTCCTGGTTAACTCACGCCCCAAAGGTAACAAAAGGTACATTAAATAGCAAACAACAGTTACAAGGAATCAATGTAACATTGGTTACATGAAAACAGAGATGAAAGACCGGATAAGATCCCGTCGAGTCCAGCTCGACATAACACAGCAAACCCTGGCTAAACGCTTAGGGGTAAGCCGTGTTTCCGTAACAAAATGGGAGAGCGGTACTACTAAACCTGATGGTGAGAATCTCCATCAGCTGGCGGTGGCGCTGCAGACTACTCCAGAATGGATTCTTTACGGTCGAGGTGAGGAAACGCCGGATGATACAAAAGTTATTCCGTTCCTTAAGCCACCAACGGCAGTTCCTATTATCTCCGCTGTTCAAGCTGGGATGTGGACTGATACTTATGCATGCTCAAGGCTTTCTGATGTGATTTCATGGACGCAAACCACTGCAAACGTTTCTAATGAAGCATTCGGCCTGGTAGTTCGTGGGGAGTCTATGACTAACCCTCATGGTCTGCCATCCATCCCCGAAGGATCTATCGTTATTGTTGAACCGCACTATGGCCAACTGGATGACCTTTACGGAAAAATTGTAGTGGCAATACTTGACGGTTCTGCTGAAGCTACCGTTAAAAAGCTGGTATGGGATAGCCCTTTCGCATACTTGATGCCACTTAACCCTGCCTTTAAACCCATCCCGATAGACGGTAATTGCCGGATTGTTGGGAGAGTGGTTCAGATTACCCAAAACATTTAACTTACCCATTTCTAAAGCCAGATCTCCTTCTGGCTTTTTTTGAATCCATAGGTAACAAAAAGTACTTAGCTCACTTGACCACACTGGTAACTAAAGGTACATTTAAGTCGCACCACGCGTACCTACAGTTACGTGCCATGGTGTGGTAGTGAGCATTACGGCATATGGCACATGTGCCGCAGCGGCCTGAGAGTCCCTTTATCCATGCCTCTCAGAACAACCGGAATGTGCAAGCTAAGTGTTTCAGGCACGACGTGCGCCCCACCAGCGCGGCGAAAAGGTGTGACACCTCGGAAGAGACGAGGGCACAACCAAAAGAGCGCTGGCATGCAAAAAACATCTCGCAGCCGTTGCGGTACCAAAAGCCAGGATGGAACGGCAGAACGCGGTAGTGCTCTTTTTGTTGTGTGGAGAACTAACGTGCCGCCATTGCAGTGGCGGCTAACCCATCATCAAGAAATTTTAACAAGCTATTCACCCACTTTCATGGGTTGGGTTGCAGCATCCTAAATTCACGCGTTGCAGCGCGTCAGATGGAGAACAAGAGATGGCTAAGACAGCAAATCAACTAATTACAGAGGCATACGAAATTGCCAGAGATATGCCACCAGCTCAGGGAACAATCGTCAAAGAGCTGGCGGCTATCCTCGATGTTTCGAACGTAGCTCTTCGTCAGGCTCGTATCGAACGAGACGCTCTTCTCATCGAAGTCAAATCATGGGCGAAGGAGTGTGATCGTATTACTGAGCGACATACCAAGAAGCGCACAAATCTACATGTCCTCGAAGCAATGCGCGATTTGAAAGCAATTTGCCCCACCAGCTTTCGTAACGTGGAGGCACTTTGATGGCTAAAGATTCAAAGATTGTATACGGCGCCAGTGGCAAAACGAACGTTTTGACGTTCGAACCTGAAAACCTGCACCTGGTTACCGACAAAACGCACCCGCTTTACGATGAGCGTATCCACCTGCCTATCAGCGAGGCAATGGTGCTGAACATCATGGACCAGGGCGTTCTTGAGCCGATTATCGTCTGGAAAGACCCGGAGACAGGGCTGTCGTGTGTGGTTGATGGTCGCCAGCGTGTGCGCCATACACTGGAAGCCAACAAGCGTCTGTCGAAAGAGGGCAAAGAACCGTTACTGGTTCCGGCAGTCGCTAAACGTGGCTCTGCCGTTCGCATGGCGCAGGCGATGGTAAGTGCTAACGAAATCCGCCAGGCTGATACGCCGCTGGGCCGAGCAAAGAAAATGGCTGATGCGCTGGACCGCGGGCACGACGAGGACGATTTATCGCTGATGTTTGGCGTGAGTGTTCAGACAGTACGCGCAACGCTGTCGCTGCTGGATGCCACCCAGGCTGTCCGCGATGCAGTGGAGTCTGGAACTGTCACCGTTACCCAGGCGCGTCAGCTTGGTGCGCTCCCACCTGAAGAGCAGCGTGCAAAAGTGTCAGCAATCGAGCTGGCGACAGCTGGCATAACCGGCCATGAAAAAGCCCGGCGTCAGCGTAAGATTCTCGGTGAGGAAAAGCCGCGTCTGAAAACCCGCAAAGAAATTACTAAAGCCCTGGAATCTGCCGAGGGTGAGTATGCAAGCGCACTCCGTTGGGTGCTTGGGGAGTCCGTATGACAATCATAAAACCCATACCGGTACCGTGATCACCAAAGACGGTCCGAAGGTTAAAAAACTGCATCAGACAGAGCGGATGTGGGTCGTTGGCAAAAACGAGTTTTACCACAAAGCGACCGGATGCCTTCATTTTGCAGAAAATACGCGCCGCCAGCTGCTGCTCGACACCATCAAGCCTATCGAGTGACGACTGGCCCGGAGAAAAGAATTGTAGAAGTTAAGCCGGTTGCAGCCGGACTTGTGGAGATACACTATGAATCTTGATAACGAGATCATTTCAAACGCAGACCTCGAACGAATTACTGGATACAAGATCCCCTCAAAGCAATCACAGTGTTTACGTGATGCCGGGATTTTCTTTGTTGAAGGACGAGACGGAAGACCACGCACAACCTGGGCGCATTTCAATAATCCTTTAGCTCAGAGATTACGACAGAATAACGTCGATAATTTGCTGCAGCCCAATTTTGGAGCACTTGAATAATGCCACGTCCGAGAAAAAATAAAGACGATGCCTGGATGCCACCGAGGGTTTACCTCGGGAGGTCAGCATATGAATATCATCCCAAAGGAGGCGGCAATATCCGCCTCTGTGACAAAACCAGTACACAGGCTCAGGTATGGAGTGCATGGGAAGCGCTAATGAACGATCGCCCGGACTACTCCATGCTGGAAGGACTTATCGAACGCTTCTTTAACTCTGGTGAATTTTTCGAACTGGCTCCGGAAACCCAGAAAGACTATAGAAAGTATTCAAAAAAAATTATTGATGTATTTGGGAAAATGCCGCCGGACGCTATAAAACCTGAACATATTCGGCGTTATATGGACAAGCGGGGAATAAAAAGCAGGACACAAGCTAATAGAGAAAAAGCTTTTATGTCACGCGTGTATCGCTGGGCTTATGAACGCGGATTCGTTAAACGGAACCCAACAAAGGGTGTCCGCCAATATAAAGAGTTTAGCCGAGATCGCTATATTACAAATGAGGAATACCAAGCGCTGTACTCTGTAGCGCCAGACATTGTGAAAATCGCCATGGAACTCGCTTACCTCTGCTGTGCCAGACAGAACGATGTATTGGAGATGAAAAAAAGCCAATTTATGGAAGAAGGTATCCTGATAAAGCAAAGTAAAACGTCTGTTGCTCAGATAAAAGCATGGAGCCCTCGCTTGAACGCTGCACTTGAGTTGGCAAAAAATTTACCTCTTAACGCTGGCATGAGCAGTCTGTATGTCATCCACCAACCAGCAGGTGGAAAATACACACGGGACGGCTTTAACAGTCGCTGGAGAAAGGCAAAAATTGAGGCGCAGGAGCTGTACCCTCACCTTTCCTTTGACTTCACGTTCCACGATTTAAAAGCAAAAGGGATATCTGATCTCAAGGGCAATCTGTACGAGAAACAGGCAATATCAGGGCACAAGAACGTTGAGCAAACTGCCCGGTATGACAGAAAAATCGCGGTAGTTCCGGTTGTAGATGGACAGGTGGAAAGGAAAAATATTATGAAGTGATATTATGAATATGGGTGGTTTTGAAACAAAAAAACCACCCGTAGGTGGTTTCACGACACTGCTT